TGCACAAACTGTAGGTTTAGATTTAGTACCTGTAATTCCTATGGCTGGACCAATGGGATTATTATCTTACTTAGATTTTACTTACGAAGGTGGAAGATTAGATAATAAGGTTGCACCAACTTATATTAAGTTGACACTTACTGAAACTATTGCAACAGCAGTGGGTAATACAATTGAACATAGTACGGCTGCTAATGCTGCTGTTTATAAAGTAGTTGGTACATCTAGAATTGATGGTAAAACTATCTTAGAAGTAACTACTGATATAGTAGCTGCAGATGTAGTTGCAGATCTTGCAGTTATCCTTGCTGACGATACTAACATTACAGCTGCAACAGATGTTGAATTAGTAAAGGCATTAAACGATCATATTTTAGGATTCGCTGCTGCTGATAATGAAGGTAATCCATTCTCTAGAGAATTAGGTGAAAAGACTCCAGACAAATTAATGGGTCTTACATTATTCTCTAAAAGTGTTTCAGCTGAAACTTTCCAAGTTGCTGCTGCAGTTACTAGAGAACAAGTACAGGATTTAAAACAATTCGGTGTAGATGCTGTTGCTCAAGTTGAGGCAGTATTAACTAACGAATTAACTCAATCTATCAACCAATACATCTTAACTAAATTAAGAAAGTTAGGTAAGACTAACATTTCTAATGCAATGACTACAAATGGTTTTGATTTAATCTTACCGGCATCATCTGCTTTAGGTGCTGGAGGTGAAACTTTACCTTCTATTCATAGAAGAATCTTATCTCAAATGTTAGCTGCTGCGAATTTAATCGCAAACAGAGGACGTAGAGGTGCTGGTAACTTCGCGGTATGTGGACCACAGACTGCTACTGTATTACAATCAATCTCTGGATTTGTTGCAAACCCAATGGCTAACACATTCGCACAAGCTGCTGGAGCAATTTACCCATTAGGATCTGTTGCTGGAATCAATATTTATACTGATCCAACAATGAACTGGGCAGATTATTCTGTAACAGTTGGAAGAAAGGGTGACGGAAACGGACCTGGACTTGTATTTATGCCTTATTTAATGGCTGAATCTGTACAGACAATTGCTGAAGGAACAATGGCTCCTAAAGTTGCTGTTAAATCAAGATTCGCATTAGTTGAAGCTGGATTCCATCCTGAAACTCAATATGTTACATTTGATATCAAGGGTTCATGGGACAACTTATTAACATTAGCTTAATATCTAATCGTTAAATAGTTATAGAATTTCAATATTCTAATTATATTAAAGGGAACTGAGAAATCGGTTCCCTTTTTTCGTGATATATAACATATATAATAAACAAACATTTAAATATGAAAACAACAACTAATTTTAAAACATGGTTATCTTCGTACAATGAAAATGAAGTACCTGTTTCGACACAATCTGCTCAGGTATCTAATGTATCTGAACCTAGAGGTTCTGTATCCGATATGTCAACTGATGTTGATGCCATCATTAATTCCCTAGAAACGCTAGCAAATGAATTAACTGAAGAAATAGCAAACATTAACTTAGACGAAATTCATGAAGGTGCGGCATCTGCGACTGTTGATTTTATGTTCAGAGCACCTAAGGCAAGAAAGGCACAAAAGAAAGTTAATTCAATGGAACTTAAGGTTGCTGGACTTGAAGCTGCTGCTTCTGCAATGAAGGGTGATAAAAAGTCAAAGGTAGTCGATAAAGTAAAAATGTTAAAGGCACAATCTGTTGATTTACAGAAAGCAGTAGATGATAAGTTTGGCAGTTCTTCCGATATTGTTAAACGTGCACTATCTTCTGAGAAAATCAAAGGTAAATTAGAAGTTATTAAAACGGCTATGGGCGATAAGAATAACGATGCAGGTGATCTTAAATCACAGGCAAAGAAGCTTCAACAAAGATTAAAGGATGAAGAAGATGCATTAGCTGAAGCAGAACCTGACAAATCTGAAGTTGAAAAACTAAAGAAGGAAAAGGAAGACGAAGGAAAGGAAAAAGATACTAAGTCTGATAAGGATAAAGAAGAAACTCCAGAAGAAAAGGAAGCTAGATTAGCAAAGGAGAAAGAAGACGAAGAAACTCCTGAAGAGAAAGAAGCTAGATTAGCAAAAGAAAAGGAAGACGAAGAAACTCCAGAAGAAAAGGAAGCTAGATTAGCAAAAGAAAAGGAAGACGAAGAAACTCCAGAAGAAAAGGAAGCTAGATTAGCAAAGGAGAAAGAAGACGAAGAAACTCCTGAAGAGAAAGAAGCTAGATTAGCAAAAGAAAAGGAAGCACTTAAGGATAAAGATAATGCTGACGATGATACTAAGAAAGATAGAGAAACAAAGAACTCTAAGGATGGTATGATTGACAGATATAAAGATCTTTTGAAAAAGGCACAGGATTCAGGTGATGAAGATAATATCAAGAAGTTTCAAGACAAGATTGATTCTATATCACAGAAGGAATCATGGCAAATTGAAGGAACTGAACTAGGTAGAATACTTGAATCAGAACTTTCTACATACGAAATGACAATTACATTAAACGAATCAAGATACGAGAATCTAAGTATTAAAGATAAATTCTCTAGATTATTATAATTTAGAATTTTTTCTAGCAAGATTTATAAACTCCTTCTGTTGATTCAGCAGGAGTTTTTTTATGTGTTCTTGGAAGGCAAGAGAAGATTGCAAGATCCTGCCATCTATAGAACTACCCGAGAGTGTGTCATGATACTCAGGGTGTACGAAGTTCTCCACGTTAAAATTATTAATACTAGAACGAATGGGTTCACCAGAGAGTGCGCAAGTCCAATCCACGATATCATAGCTTTCATGTAATTTATCCATTTTCATGAATTCATTTGTTGAGCGATCATAATAATATTTATTCCTTGACGTCTGGTTCCTATACATACTAACTTCAAACAATATCTGCAGGAACTGATCATCCTGTACTCTATCCTTCAATAGTGGATTTTCAAGTAATAGTCTACGTTGTTGTCTTGATAAACCTTCATAGCAAACACCATATCTGTTTCGTGGCGAAGGGCCACCTGTTCGCTTAATCTGAGGATATTTATTATTGTATGCCATGTTATATTTATTTGAAACTTATTCAATTGATTTGATATAATACGTATAACATTAAGCAAATAAAAAATATATGATTCACTCACTATTTACGGAGAAATACAGACCTAAAAATTTAGAAGACTTAATCCTACCTGACAATGTAATGTCGAAGTTCAAGGATGGTTTATCGCAAAACATATTATTAGCAGGAAGCCCTGGAACAGGAAAGACGTCAACTGCAAAGGCAATTGTTCAACAGTTTGGTCTACCTTATCTTTATATTAATGCATCTACGGATACTTCAGTTGATGTTATTAGAACAAGGATTACTGATTTCTGTTCAACAATGTCAATACTAGATGATCAAGGAAAATTCAAAGTAGTTATATTAGATGAGGTTGATGGTGTATCAGACCAATTCTTTAAAGCGTTAAGAGCAACAATGGAAACATTTGCATCAAACTCTAGATTTATTGCAACATGTAATTATATTAATAAACTGCCAGATCCAATATTAAGCAGATTCGAAGTTATCGATTTTGATTTTGATAAATCTGAAGAAACTGAATTAACAAAGAAATATATCAGAAGAGTATATGATATATGTGGTAAAGAAGGAATGACAATAGAAAAACCAGCATTGGTTGAATTTGTTAGACGTAACTTTCCAGATCTAAGATCTACTCTTAATAAACTACAAGGATACAAGACACAGGGAACTACTAATATAACAGTAGCTGATGTCAAGAAATTTAATTCAGTATATAAAGACGTATTCGAATTAATATTTAATGAAATGGATCCTGTTAAGAATTACAAACAACTCGTAGGGGAATATTCAAATAGAGTAGATGAGGTTTTACAATCATTTGGAGAAGAATTCATTGAATATATCCAATCTGACAGACAATCTAGTATGAGGCACATACCACAGATTGCAATCACTGTGGCGGAACATCAAGCCCAACGAACATTAGTAATAGATCCAGTTATAACATTACTCAGCTGTGTATATTCTATCCAGACTATAATTGCAGAATAGTAAATAAACTTAAAAATAAGTAGCTATATATTTTTTTATGTCAAAGATTATAGTTATATTTATATAAATTAACAAACACATTATGAAATTAGGTAAACACACATTAATAATAGACGGTAACTACTTTGTACATAGTAGGTTATTCGTATTGCCCAGACCTAAAGGTAAAGACGCTGCACTATTAGGGGATAGGGATGGTCAGGAACAATTCATGAGAAAATTATGTATTGATTTCGCATCAGAAGTACGTAAAATGACTCCATTCGTTGATCAAATTGTAGTTGCAGTAGATTCCAAATCATGGAGAAAGGATTTATTTCCGGATGCAGCATATAAGGGAACAAGGGTACCTGACAATTCAGTTAACTGGTCAAATGTATTCGAAACATACGAAGAATGGCAAACTATTCTTGCAAAACATGGCGTAATTATCCACAAGGTTCCAGGCGCAGAAGCAGATGACATTTTATTCGGATGGGCTGCACAATTAAACAACGAAGGTAAGAACTGTATAGTATGGACAGGTGATAGGGATTTAATTCAATTAGTAGACTATAATAACGCAACTGATGCATATACATTATGGTACTACAATTCAAAAAGAAAATTATTAGCATTCCCTGGATTCCAAGATCTTTTGGAAAGTGCGGGAAGTGGTGAAATGTCTAACGACGAAATGTTATTCAATATGTCATCAGATGCAGTAACAACTGATAGGCTTAAAGAGGATTTCACGGCATGGGTTTTAAAGAACAGTGTTACTATTGAGGAAATCAACTGTGATGACTTCATATTCTCCAAAATATTACAAGGAGATAAGAGTGATAACATAAGATCAGTTGTTATGTGGTCAAAGACCGGAGCTAGTGGTAAAATACGAAACTATTCAATAACTGAGAAACATGCTACAAAGATATTGGAAAGATACAGAGAAACTGAAGGCAACTTCCATATCGATCATTTCTTTTCTAAGAATCAAGTAGACATTATTGTTGAACTTATTCATGAAATAGTAGGTAGAGCTACTCGTGATGAAATTAGAGTTGCGTTCAATCAGAACCTAGATTTAATGTTATTACACTACAACACTATTCCTGAATCTATCCAAAAGAATATATTCTCGGAGATTGAAAAGGATTTTAAAGTATCTACTCAATTGACAAAACTGGCACAAATGGAAAGAATACTAGAAGGCAGTGGATGGAACACATCTAACAAAAAGGGAAGTACTGCCCCTAAGTCATATGATGCGTTTGCAGGATTAAAGATAGAAGATACTCAACAGAAGCCAGAAAAGGATCCAACATCATTGTTCTAAGCAACGATGTTTCCTTTACTTATATTATAAACAATAACACAATACAATAACATGTTAGACGACACTAAGCTTTTTGACTTCATCAAGATAATTTTTACAAAACAAAAGGACTATCATAAGATAAGCAATCATAACAAGAAGAGACATCATTTTATGATTAACAGATTCTTCGCTATCAAGTATCCTGCAAACGCACAATTATTTAATAAGAATGGAATTAATCCAGTAGCAGTTATTGATAGTTGGGCACTAGTTGCTTCTAGATTTAAAGGAGTTCCTGGTTGGATTTACACCAAAACTAAGAAGGCTAAAAAAACAGCCACTAAGAAAGAAAAATATATACCATCTGATGAAGTTATCTCATTCTTCATTGAAAAGAACGAGATAGGTAAGAGAGAATTTAAAGAACTTGAAAAATTTGCTAAGGAAGATTTATATACGGCTTTAAAGAAGTTAGAAGATTCTATGCAAGTTTACTAATACGTAAATTTATGCAACAATTTGATTTAAGTCTAATGCCAACGGCGGTAGACGTAACACTATATAGATACAATTATATTGATAATAAGCTATGGGCACAAATATTAGATGAAACTGATTATATCAAAGGTCCTGATGGATCTATATTGATTACAATGTCCCAGCTTGAATATATAATAGGACGTCATTATACACCATCAATTAACAAGATTAAAACCCTGGGTTCTGAGGTGATTCACAAGGAAATAAACTCGGTATACTTTCTATATCAAATGACAATGGAGATGACCAATATACAATACTTTAAGTTTAATCTTAATCTTGATAAGAGTTATAACAGAACGGTAACAACAGGAGATACTGTATTGCTTCAATTCGGATTTAAGATATTGACAGCAACATTACGACTCGATGAATTATATAACAGCGAAGAGTTACCGATTATCAATAATGTTCTGGAGAAAATAGGAATATTGCAACCAGGAATTCCATATAACAGGATAACCTCGAAGAACATTACAGATAAACTTGATAAACTGTTAGAAAACCCAGAAATTATTAATGAATATACTGATGGTGAGTATGCAATGGTATCTGACATCATTGACGTCTTAGAACCTAAATTAGAACCAGAGAACTCGCTTATACTATTGATAACAGACTACTAAATTATTTGAATATATATTGTATATAAAAATAACGGTATATATGAATTTTTTTAGTAATTTTGGAAAGAGAGAAGGACTTGTTTACACCATAGTAATATTATGGATAACGATGGGATTAATTGGAGCATACAAAGAAGCAAGCTTTTCGGATCTTGCAATTTATTTTGGTTCTTTGACGGCGTATGCTGTCACGTACATTTGGGCAGAAACAAAACGTCCAAGTGAAAAGACACGAATGATTACAAAGGGTCCAAATTCTAGACGCGAGGTAATGATTTACGCAGTAGTTATTATATGGGCAATCGCCGGAGCATTTGCAATGATATACAAGGCTGACCTTAATCAACTAACAATATATTTTGTTTCACTGACAGGATTTGTTACAACGTGGATCGCTGGAGAAGTTTATAAACCACAGGACGATATCAACAAAAATAACAAAGACTAATGGTTACAGGATACACTGCAAACGAATACGGAGATTTCTTAATAGCATCTCTACAAGATCCATATACAAATACACTTAAGGTAATAGATTGGGATATATCAGTGGGTCTTAAGACTCCATTAATGACAGGACACGTTAGTGGAGTATCTGGAACAAATGAAATAGACGGATATCAGACACAATTCACAACAGTATTCAATATAGGGGATAAGATAATTATAGGTAATGTTGCATACACTATAGCAACAGTGCCGTCAACTCTGTTAATGACAATAGAGGAAACATTACCATTCAATATAAATAGTGCACAGTATTATATAGAACCAACATCAAGTGACACATTCGAGTACGAATACAGATGGTCACAAACAAATGGTGTATTTTCTCAATTCTTTCCATTAAATCAAGGAACAGGATATAGCGAATTATTAGGAACAACATTTGATACAGGTAAGCCAGTGTGGATTGATATCAAGGCAGAGGTTTCGTCATTAGGCAATGGAAACACTTTAACGTTCCTTTCTGTAGAATACACAATAGAAACAGTTGATGGCGAAATCATTTCATGCCCGAACTTCTGTGTGGAATGCACAGATCCTTTCGCAATGAATGGATGTGCAAATATCGAAGTATCATGCGATACTAATCTATTTAACCCATACGACCTATCAAAATCAGAAGGTATATATAAGCAATTAACAAATATAGTAACAGGAATATTTGGCCATGAAGTAAATTATTTCAGTACGGAACCAGATAAGAGAACAAGTGATGTTATTCTAATGGAATATTCATTACATAATGTAGTTGGCAACGAAAACATAAAAATACTGGTACCCGACAATGAATTTCCTACAGAGGCAAATACATATGATATATTTGGTATTGATCTTGCTGATTTCGAGGTACATATTACATCAGAGGAATTTGAATCACATTTTGGCGTAGGTAAGGCTCCAAGGAATAAGGATTACATGTTTATTCCAATTATTAATAGAATGTATGAGGTTAGTTCAATTTCATTAGCAGACGAGTTTAATAAAACTAAATCATATTGGAGAGTTAAACTTGTAAAATATCAAGACAGATCAGCTGTTATTAAAGGAACATTTGACGCTGCAACTGATGTATTGACAACTGGTATCGATGAAATATTTGGAGAGCAGGTAAGCGATGTGTATGCTAAAACAACAAAACCTTCTCAGTTCCAATCAGTTCCGACGTCATACCGTGATGGAATTAGGGAATTCGTAAGTAAAGATCTATCAATCGTTGATTATGAATTAAAGAATAGATGGACAGTTGTTAGTAAGAACTATTATGATTTAACATCAAGCGATCTTAACGACAACGTAATAACTTATGACACATTATCAATGGTTAAACCTGGCAAGAATGCAGCCTTTACTGGTTGGTTCTCTCCGCAATTTGATGTATCGTCAACCGATACTTATTATTTGTTCGGTGATAACGACGCTCTTATTTCCGGAGGATTTAGATTTACTATAAGTCATACAGATTTCGAAGTAATATTTAATGGTGTTACTGAATCATTCACACATGGGATGACATTCGATAAAAACAAATGGTATGCATATATAATTAATATGAATAATGAATTTATGCAACTGGGCGTTTCGTTTTATAGCTTAGATCCAAGTACTAACATGATAACCAATGTAGGTGGATCTCAGGTATTACCACAGGACTCTTCTAACAATTTGACACTAGAATTCAATGAGAATAGATTGGTATCACAAGATATTGCATGGGAATCATCAACTAATTATACAATAAGAGCAAACGACATGTTCATGACTAATATTAGAGTATTCGATACTCCTATAGAATATGAACAACATTCAAATGTGCTAAATCAATATGTTGTACGAGATAATCAACATGCCTTAATAATAGATAACGCTATTCCTTCACTAGGTTTTCAAAGATATACTAACGCGAGGTAAGTTCACTAGATAAAATTTAGATAAATATAATATCTAATAAACTAGTAAATATGCCAGATAATAAGAGAAGTATAAGAGAACAATCAGAAGACATAAGGCGTGAGCTTGATGAATTGATAGGTGACGACAATTCAAAGGAAATATCTGATGTTATAACGACAGACCCGGAACTCCCGGCAAAACGACCAAACAAACAAAAATCATTTGCTGAACTTAAGGAAAGTTCAACAAAGAAAGCAAAGAGAACAATCTCCGCCCTTATGAAGTTTTATCTTGATGAGGACATTATAGAGAAGGATGAATATATAGCTGCAAAGAAACGAATGGATGAGATGACAATGAGTTCATTGGTCTATCAGTTACAAGCAGGGGAAAGGGCATTAACTACATTACTAGAAGCAATTGAAGATGGCGAAGTAGCACCTAGAATGTTCGAGGTACTAGCGACCTTACAGAAATCAATGTTAGACATTATTAAATCCCAGACAATGTATTTGATGGCAACTGAGGAAAGTGCCAAGAGAATTGCCAGAGATATCGAAATCTATAAGAAGAGAGATGATACTAGGGAAATAGAAGAAGCTGGGGGAGATTCAACTCAAGGAAATATTCAAAGAGGATCTAAAGATCTAATGAGAATGATACGACAGGGAATCAATGATACTGATCAAGATATTGAAGACGCTGAAATAACAGAATAATATTATGGGAGAAGAGAATTTCGGAAATAATCCATGGATTCCTAAGGAAGAATCGGATAAAGATGCGCATAAATTAGTATGGTCTACCGTTGCAGTAAACAACTTAGAAGTAGCCCTTGATAAGGGATATAGGCCACAAGTTAGTATGCCATTTTATGAGGGTAAACAATTCTTAAGAAAAGGAAACATTGTATTTGAATATACTGACGGTGAAATTGAGGAATTAGCCAGATGTGCAAATGACATTGTTTACTTCGCAGAGAGATATGCTGTTGTTATGACAGATGAGGGAATCCAACAGGTCATATTACGAGATTATCAAAAGGATCTATTAAGAGACTTTCAACATAATAGATTTAATGTCGTTGTAGCTGCTCGACAGATGGGAAAAACAGTTACGGCTTCGATATTTAATGCATGGTACTTGACATTCAATTATGACAAGACAACCTTATTATTAGCAAATAAATCAGAATCAACTAAAGAGATTATTGACAAAGCTAAAGTGGTATTGGAGAACCTTCCGTTTTACATGAAACCAGGTATCATTAAGTATGATGTTATGAATGTCAGATCAGATAATGGATGTCGTATAGTTGGACAGTCAACAACTGCTAAGTCAGGTATTGGTTTTACGATTCATAATTTATATCTAGATGAGTTTGCCCATGTGCATCCAACTATTGTTGATTCATTCTATGAGAATGTATATCCTACACTATCTGCATCCAAGGTATCTAGGATTAATATCACATCAACTCCTAACGGTTTTAATAAGTTCTACGAAATATATACTGATGCGGAAAAGGGTGATAATGAATATAAAGCAACTCGAATTGACTGGTGGCAACACCCTGACAGGGACGATGCATGGTTCAAGAGAGAATTAGCAAATTTAGGATCTGAAGATTCATTTAATAGACAATATGGTAACGAATTTACAAGTTCATCAAGTTTGCTATTAAGCCCAGGTACTATGAAGAATATTCGTAAGAACGCTAGGAAATTTAATCATTATGATTTAGAAGAGTTTGAGAACATACATATAGAGACTGATGGTTTCTTGTCATTCGATCCTGAATTTGATGTGGAGTCCGCTGCAAACTCAAACAAATATTATTTATTTTCAGTAGATATTGCTGAAGGTAACGGTGGAGATTTCTCTGTAGTTAACATTTTTGAAGTCGAACCGATGGAAGATATTGATATCGAGAATTTCGTAAGCCCAGGTGCAATGTATGATTTCTTTAAGATTAATCAAGTTGCAGTTTTTAGAAGTAATGAGCATCCACTTGAGGATTTCGCGAAGGTATTGTATACATTAGCAATTGATGTATTTAATTCAGAGAATGTAAAGATGATTATTGAGTTTAATACATACGGGAGTATACTTTTAAAATATTTACAAACAATATTTCCAGGTAGAAACGAGTTTGAAGATGAGATGGTACTTAGATTTAAACACCGCCATGATTCTAGGGTACCAAAACCTGGATTAAGATTAAAGGCAGATAACAAATCAGTATTTTGTCAAAACTTTAAAAAGCTCATAGAAATGAACAAAATCAAAGTTAATGATATAATAACAGTACAGGAGGCAAGTTTGTTCGGTACAGTGAAGAATGGTAGCTATGGTGCACAAATGGGAAATGACGATAGTATAATGACATGTATTATTGCAACAGAGTTCTTTGGAACAACAGATTATGCAGATTACGTAGAGGAATTACTAGATATAATTGACCCAGCTAAACATAAGTTAATGGAAAGTATTCTATATAAGGGAACAGACAATGTCGATGGTTCACTACAATACGATATATACGACCTTCTTTAGGAAAATAAACACACTTGTTGTAAAAGTACAAGATAAATTTAGATATATAATAAAACACAAAAAACACACTCAAAAAATTATGGCACTATCCCCACAATTATTAAATTTTAAGAGTTCAGGAGTCTATAGACTCGAGTTTGATAAGTCGCAAACGGCTAATATCAACGTTGAAACTCTTAGATTAGTTGTAGGTCACTCTAGGAAGGGACCTTATAACACACCGGTATTAATTGACTCACAGGAAACATTTAACAATGTTTTTGGTTCTATTGATAAAGGATTAGAAAAAAAAGGAATGTTTTTCCATAGATCATGTATTGAAGCTCTTTCAAGAGGTCCTATCTTGGCGTTAAACCTAGGTATGTTCGAAGCGGCTGATGTTGCAAACTATACTGCCCCGTCAACAACTGGATCAGTTGATGGTAACTCTTCAATAGCAAGTTCTGCTGAATATACAAAGTTTTTTGACAATGATAAATTCATGATACCTTCAGATACCGAGACATTAGAGACGATCGCTACAACTGGAGATAATAACTTACTAAATTTTGTAAATATTAAACAAGATTCAATTACAATTATCGTAAGACAAGCGGCTGACGTTGCTGAATTTAATTCAACAGCAAGAGATTGGTATGGCCAAGGAAATGTTCCAGAATATTTAAACGATTTTGACAGAATGTCAGATTATATGATGGATGTATTCGTATTTAAAGGAGAATTTGATGCAGCATCAATGGCAAACGATCCTATCTATTCTAAATTCTTTACAACAGATGGTCTAGACAAGGCAAAGTTAAACGAATTTGCAAACTTAAGACAAGTTACTTTACTTGCACAATATACTGGTTCTATTTTACCTGGATTTAAAGATCTAGAAGGACGAAACCTATATATTGAATCAATGGTTAATGCTGAGGCAAGAAGAACAGGTTTATTCTGTGCAGTTGATGAGGACAAGGTAATCGATGAAAATGGAACAAACATTGATTTTGTTGGACATATTGTTGATGAAGATCAAGATTTCGAACTATTATCACATGCAGTTAAACAAACTGTTGTTGCAAACACACCGACTGTTGATTTAACATCACTAGGTACAGCTTACACTATATCAACTACAACACTAACAATAGAAGGTACTGATGCCACTTCATCGTTTACAGAAGGAGAGTTCTTAGAAGGAGCTACACTTGGTGAATATGTTGAGATCACAAATGTTGATTATACTTCACCTGACACTGTAATAACATGCGATGGTAATATTATACCATCACCTTCAGATGACGCAGTATTCCCGTCATACACTGTTTCTAATTCAAGGGTAACTGAAGAAGACTTTTCAACAGGAACTGGAGCAATTGAACATACATCAGGAAACACTGATTTTACTGTAACATACACTAATGCAAATACACCAACTTCCGTATTTCCAATATCAATAGGTGATTACATAAATTCAGTTACATCTGGGAGAATCGCCAGAGTTAATAAGGTATCGAAATCAATTGGTACTGCCGATACTGTATATACAATATATACGGATGTTGAACCTGATTATAACAATCAAATCATCAAGTCTTTTGAAAATGCATCTGATTATTACAAGACATTCGTTTTATCTAAGGCTAAAATATCTGTTAAGAATTTAAGCGATTACTTAGCAACATTAACGGGAGGTATGGGACTATATGATGCACTGATCGATAAAGATATTATTGATTTCAGATACGTTGTAGATACGTTCGCGTCATTCGATGAAAATGGACTAAACAATAAGCATAATTTATCACAATTAGCTAAGGACAGAATGAATGCATCCGCAATCGTAAATGCACCTACAGTGGAGGACTTTAAAAAATCAAAAGATCCATCATTTACTGATGCTAACAAATCGTTTAGTACATCATACGTGAAGGACGGTGGAAATCAAGACAAAAATCCAACTGGAAATTATGCATTACCTAGTATTGCGCAAGGAGCAAATTACGCATTTTACTTTGCACCTGGATTAATAGTATCTGACAATGGTAAAGATATCATCGTACCAATGGCTGCATACATATCTAATAACTACATGGACAAATACACGAACGCTTTACCTTGGTCAATCGTTGCAGGTCCAAGACGTGGGGTTGTTGCAGGCGCAAACGTTAAGGGAGTTGAATATTCATTTGACAAAAGCGATAGAGATAACCTAGAGCCATTCGGAATCAACCCAGTTGTATTCCAAAGAGGAGTTGGTCTAACTATATTAGGAAACAAAACAGCACAACAATCTATTAAATCGGCACTTTCTTCTGCACACGTTAGAGAAGCAATGATTTATATACAAGATGGTATGGCACAAATCCTAAAGGATTATGTATTTGAGTTTAACAATACACAAACAAGATTAGAGATTAAAACTCTTGCAGATTCTTTCTTGGAAAGTATCAAACAAGATGGCGGTGTTTATGAGTTTAAGAATGTAATGGATAGCACAAATAATACAAACGAAGTTATCGACAACAATATGGGTATTATAGATACATTTGTTGAACCAGTTAAAGGGTTAGAGATCGTAGTTCATAGAACAACAATCTTAAACACAGGAGACATTCAATCAGGTAATTTATAAACAAGATATATAAAAAAACAAAAACATTAAAACATGGCTTTACCACATTATTCACAAGATCAGACATCTAGAAAAGGTAGGAACTTTGAACCAGTACAAGGAAACTTATTCGAAGTTACGGTTCTTCCTCCAGCTGGAGTATCTGACGCGCCACTAATGCTTCAACATATTAACTCAATCTCAGGATTGGATTTATACAAAGAAGTATCGGCAGTAGAACAAAAATATAAATTCGCAACAAGATCATTCGCAGGAATGCCTGATGGAACTGCTGTTGATGTTACTATTGGTTTTTCATTAAATTTAAACGAGGCTAATCAAGCTTACCTTTATAAATCAATGAGACAATGGTACAATATGCAATATGACCCACAATCAGGTGCAATGGGACTTAAGAGAGATTACGTAGGTACTATCGTTATCGTACAGTTCAACAGAGCTGGAGATATCTATAGAACAGTTACTCTAGAAGATTGTACAATGACGTCAGGTCTAGGTTTCACTAACGAACTAAGTTATGAGTCTGCAGATCCTGCAACTTTAGAAGTTGGTTGGAGATGTGACGCTTGGAAAGAAGTATTAGCATAAATATATAATTATAGGTGGAGGATAGTTAAAATGATCCTCCATTTTTTTGTAATTAAAATATAATATAATGATAGTATAATATAAGAAAGACAACATAACAAAACATGGATAAACTAACAAAGAAGTTACAAGTTCTCCTGTCGGAGCGTGAAGTATCTTTAATCAATAGAATTATCCTTAACGAAGCGATAGAATCAGGTGAAAGACCGGTTTCGATTTCTGCATTTATTAGGGAAATCATACGAATAGAAATAGACAAACAGGTTAACGATGGAAAGCCTTTAGAAAAAATAGACATCAGACAACTTAAAGATAAATAAATATGAACAACCAAGACGATTTAAATCTAGAGGATCAATATAAGAATATTGTTCAAGGAGATGAGATTAAGAATAATGCACAGGAATCAGTTGCTGAAGAGAAGCAACCCGATTTGGGCAGAGTTAATATGGAAAGATTCGGAGCGCCTAAGGCTGAAGGAGCAGATTTTCATTTAGGATATCATAAAATTCCATCAAATTCATTACCATCAGGTGGTATGTTTTACCCAGTAGGAACTGAGATATCAATCAGATCTGCGAAAGTCGCAGAGATTAGACATTTTTCAACAATCGACGAAGCTAATGTATTAGATATTGACGAGAAGTTAAATCAAATAGTAGAGTCGTGTATACGAATCACATCATCATCAAGACGATTATCATATAAAGATCTTCTAGAGGAAGATAGATTCTTTGTTATTTTTTCAATTAGAGATTTAACATTTCCAGAACCAGAGTCTAGTTTAAAGATAGATCATAGATCAAGAAATGGTGAAAAGCATGAAATTGAAATCAAGAAAGATTATTTTCAATATTTCAAGATACCTGTTGAACTAGATAAATATTATGATGCAGATAAGAGAACGTTCTTAATTGAAACGAAATCATTCGGTACGATATCAATGAGACCTCCTGTTATTGGAGTTATGCAGAAGATAACATCATACATTAAAGAGAAACAACAAAAAGGCGAAGTAGTTGACCAGTCAATACTACAAATCATACCATACCTTCACCATGATTGGAGAGGATTTAATGATAAAACATTATTCGATTTCGAAATTGAATTAAACGGATGGTCTAATAAAAAATATAACTTGATATACACATTAGCTGAGAAGATGAAAGTCGGAATTCAGCCAAATATGTCAGTACAGATTGGAGATGACGTGGAGGAGATTCCTATTAGTTTTCGTGACGGGGTCAAGTCTCTTTTCATTGTTCAAAATTTCGCTGGAGAACTTCTTTAAGACTAAATTTCACATTTATCTTAAATTACATCTCGCACCAAGCGAACTTGAAAATTTGGAATATTATGAATTTCACTATATGGTGAAGGACCTAATTGAACATCTTAAATCGGAGAATAAACAGAACGAGGGGCAACAGGAGGCCACTTCCGGTATAGCGAGCAGCATGAAAATGCCAAACTTTAATATGCCAAATATGAAAATTCCTAAAGTATAATCAAAGGGTCCTTAACGGGACCCTTTTTTATTTAGATATATAAATTCAAGATACTCTGTATACTTAAAAAAAACAAACAAGAACACGTGATTAATAATTCAAAGTCAATTTCATTATTAGTATCGCCATTACAGAAGATACAGGCCGCAACTGAAGCGACGGCAAGTACTCTATTTCAAATGCATCAGGTTGTTATCAGTCTAAATACATCAGCGATTGAAACAGTTAAACAACTAAAGGCGCAGACAGTTATATTATCAGATATACGAAGTCTTATAAAACAACAGGTTAAATCATCATCAAATGACTCGAAGGGAGGAAAGGGTGGTAAAGGAGGAGGATTAGGTAAAGGTCTGGCAGGCGCTGGCGTTGCTATTATAATAATGGCTGCTTCGGTAGTTGTTGCATCAGGATTACTTGGAATGATCGCAGTGGTAACCCCTGCACAGATCCTCTCAGCCATATTAATTGCGGGAGTATTCCTGTTATTAGCCCCCGTCTTCTCGAAAATATCAAAGGCATTAATGGGTGATCCCTTATTTGGTAAGGGCAAAAAAACAAAAGCATCTGACATAACGTCAGGATCTCCAATGAAGGTTGCAGGTCAAACTGCATTGGCAATGGCTGGAATGGCAGCAGGAATAGCATTAACATCATGGATCCTTAGACTAGTTGCACCAGTTGCTCTATGGCAAATTGGAACTGCATTTCTATTAGGAGTTGCAATGATTCCTATTTCATTCGCGTTTGTATTATTAATGAAAGGATTCGCAAGGGCTAAGATTGAAATGAATAAAAAGGGTATTGGTAAATTAATAATGACAGGGTTGGCCATGGCAGTAATGGCAGCAGGGATTGTTGCAATAGCTTACATATTTGAAGCGTTTCCATCAGCACCAGCAGCACCACCATTATTATGGACAATACAAGCAGGATTAGCGATTGCGTTATTTGCAATAGGTTTCAGTTTTATATTAAAGTCAATAAAGGGTGCATCGATTAAGGACCTTATATTTGCAGGATTAGCAATTCCAGTAATAGGGATAGCTTTATCGGCATTAGCTTATATATGGGAAACGTTCCCTACTGCAATTGCAGCACCTGATTTAATGTGGGTATTGAAGGTTGCCATTGCTTTAACATTATTTGCAATTCCATTCTATTTAATATCAAGGGCAATTGATGGGATGAATGCCAAGCAATTATTATTTATGACATTGGCAATCCCTATTGTTGCCTTTGGGATATTAGCAACGGCCTGGATTTTCCAGGGGTTAGCTGGAATTACATGGGAAGCACCTGAAATTGGATGGACAGTAGACGCAGGTCTTGCCGTATTAGCATTTGGTATAATACTATTCCTAGCAGGTAAGACTATAGGTAAGATGAGTTTGGGAGATATGCTGAAGGCCTTAATCGGCACGGTTGTTAGTGCGTTTGCAGTAGTGGCAGTCGCATGGATATTTACATTACTACCTGGTACATTTATTGCCCCTCCATTAGATTGGACAACAAATGCTGGAGCAGCATTAGGCGTGATGGGATTAGCTATAGTAGCAATGGGAATTGCAGTTACAGCGATGACACCAGTTACATTGTTATTAGGAGCACTTGGTATTATAATAACTGCTGTTGTTATATTGGCAGTCGGATGGATCTTTGCAGGATTGTCACCAATAATGCCATCACTAGTTACCGTCTCTGAAGGCTTTACTACAACGTTAATGACACCAATGAATGCCATGGTAGATTTATTTGCAAGATTTAAGAATGAAATTGGAGTTGACAATATGCTAGATCTTGCAATAGGGATTGCCGCATTAGGTGGGGCATGGTTTCTATTTACATTATCACTTGCAGGAGGAAGCGCAGTGGGTGGTTTTGCTAGTATAGTTTCAGGAGTCGCTGACGCTATTGGATCCATTTGGAACGCAGCTACTGGTCAAGAAAAGAAAAAGGCACCAGATACTCCAATAGAGATATTACAGAAGCTAGCAAATATTGCGCCTAAGGTAAAATTACTTGCCGGACCAATTGAAAAGGTTGGTATCGCATTCCAGAAAATGAGTAGTTCACAGGTAGGTGCTATTAAAGGATTTGAAGCTATTAAAAGTTTTTATTTTAGTATGGACAATGTACGTCTTGCCGAACAAGGTGAACTTGTTGCAAAAATTGGAGATTCATATACCAAGATTGCGAATGCAAGTAAGCGAGTAAATATTAAAGCTGTCGATGCAACTACTAACATGTTTAAGGCTCTTAATGATTTGGCTAAAAACAATGGAGAATCAGCAATGCAGGTACTTGCTGACCAGTTATTAATGGCAGTCGAAAAATTAGCAGCAACTGTTAACCACTTAGAAACTGCAGTTGATTCACAAGGATCTACTACATCTAGTTATACTGATTCAATAAGTAAAGCAGTAGACACTGTCAAGACAACATTGATGGGTGTACAAAAGAATGCAACATCGATCAACAACGATACTAAAGAAGCGGCAATGGACTTACAACCACTTGTACTTGCAATACAGGCACTGGAGGAAAGATTTGACCGTTCAATCGAAATAGTAGATGTAACACCTGTTGAATTAAAATAACTAGCAGGTAATATATCACAATATTAAAAATAGCTCAGTTCACTCTGGGCTATTTCTATGAAACATTAACAGTTTTCTGTATATAATAATCATTAACAAACAAATGATATGAATAGAGACAGCGTTATTAAAAGATTATTGGAACAAGGACATGTTACAGTACATGTGGCTGGGGATATTATTAATAGAACAGATTTTTATATGGAAAGAATTAATAGCCTGTATATTGATGGTAATATAGATGCATCCGAGGTTATCTTATTAATCAACGAAGGATCACCTTTATTGTATAGTCATTATCCTAAAATTCCCCCTAATCAATTTAACCCAACTTGTTCGACATTCCTGCCGACTTATAGTATACGTGACAAACTACATACTTGGCATAGATAGGATTTCTTATTTATACTGAATATAAATAAGAACTTTAGTGAAACTAAGTGCTCTAAAGTTTTCTTGATTCAAATAAAATGATTATATTTACATATAATTAAAAACTAAAAACAATATTATGACAAAAACAGTAATTTTTGACCTAGATGGTACTCTAGCTCTTATCGATAAACGAAGAGCATTGGCATCAAATAGTAATGGTAAAATCGATTGGAAAACTTTCTTTAAACCAGAGAACATTTCTTTAGACGAACCTAATATACCAGTAATCGAGTCATTTAATGCCCTCCAGCATGCTGGATTTATCGTGGGAATCTTCAGTGGCAGAGATGATATTAGTAAAACTGAAACTGAAAGTTGGTTAGCTGAAAACGGAATTCAACCTGCATTCTTGAGAATGAGAAAATCCGGAACATTTATTCCAGATGAAAAATTGAAGAAAATGTGGTTGGGTGATTTGCAAGCAATTGGACATACCATAATGTGTGTGTTTGACGACAGAAATAAAGTAGTAGATATGTGGAGAGAAAACGGAATTCCATGTTTCCAGGTTGAAGAAGGAAACTTTTAATATATGTACACTTTCTTAATAACATACAATGTGATCGGCCTTATATTTGGCATAGCCATGGGTCGATTAAATCATAATCTATCAAATAGCACAGGAAACGAAGCAGATAGGTTCAAGACATCTGAACTAATATTCCTACAATTACTCTGGCCAGCATATCTGATAGTGTTTATTTCTGCGCACTTTACCAATAATACAAATGACAATGAATAGTAAAATAGCAATAGTAGGAGCAGGCGCAAGCGGTAAGGATCATTTACGTAAACAAATGGAAGGTCGTGGAATGATATCAGGGATATCATGTACCACTCGCCCGATGAGGGACAATGAAACTAACGGAGTGGATTATTATTTCCTAACAGACTTAGAATTTGAAAATGGAATAAAGAACGATCTATTTGTGGAATGGCAATCATTTAAGGATTGGAAATATGGAATAAGCAAGGTGGAATTCATACGAAGTGACGTTATGATTTTAAACGCAGAATCAGTAGAAACATTAGAACCATCGTATAGGGACAAATTGTTTGTAATCTATATAAACATATCCGAGGAAACCAGGAGAAAGAGGCTTGTCAATCGAAGTGACACAAACGATATGGTCGAACGAAGAATAGAAGCCGATAATAAACAATTCGGAAACTTTTTAGACTTTGACTGTATAATAACTAATGAAAATTTTTAATAATATATAATACCTAAAACAAACAACATGGCAAAAGCAAAAACAATTACAGAATTAAAGGACTTAAGATCTCAATTAGAAGTTGAAGTTAACGAGGCACAAGAAGAGTTAGCAACTAGAGAATATTCAGTAGACGTTGAAGACGCATCCAACGCTAATGCAATCTTAAAGCAAATCGATAAGAGTTACACATGGGATATTAAGAACGCAGCTTTCTTGATTAATTTATATGATAACATCTCAGATCAAAGGAAAATTAGTATTAATGATAAAGAAGCAACTAATACAACTTTATTATTGAATGGTATGCAGTTGAATACATTATATACTGTATTAACAAACATCACAGGAGTTGGAATTGAATCTGCAAGAAGATTTACAAGACTTTTAACTAACGTAGGTTCACAGATATCAGAAGCATTGAACGAAATGACAGAGAATAACAAAGATATTCAAGCAAAACATGTTCAATTAGCTGAAATCGATTTGGAAATTTCAAACGCTGAAAAACCAACAGTTGAAGCAGTAGAAGAAGCATAATTCGTTTAATATGAAACTAGCAAGTAAATCTAAGAAAAGATTAGATCTACTAGAAGCTATCCAGGAAGGAATCACTACCCGTGATGTTTTCGAAACAATTGACTATAAGTCTCAGAGTGAGGATAAGATAAAGCAATTTATCTATCCTCACCTTCTAGACCAGATAGCAGAATATATTGTTGAGAAGAAAGGCTTTAGTAGAGGGCTCGCAAGGGAACGAGCGAGAACCATGATCAAGTGGGAAGGTAATGTTAACACGACTGTTAAAAACATTCAATTCATGGGAACTGGTAATAGACCAGACATGACAATTGAAAGCGACGGGGTACGAATAGCAATTGAATTTAAGAAAGGTGATAGAGGATCAGGATTAAGAGAAGGATTCGGACAGTCAATTATTTATTCAACAGCATTCGACTTTGTTATTTACATGTTTATTGACACATCACCTGAGGGAAAGATCCTAAATGGATCTACATCAATTACGGAACAAAGGTTCCTAGACAATTTATGGGATAATTTTAATGTAAAATTTGCAATAGTATAATGAAAATATTTGTAACATCAAACCAACAATTTGGTAGAAAGGGTGCCATTAAAAAGTATAAAAGGCCATTCAATAGTATAAAGGACATGAACTCTAATCTAATAGATGCATGGAATTCAGTAGTAACTGATGAGGATACTGTATATGTATTAGGTAATTTTGCATGGGACCCTGAATCATTCGAATTAGCCTCAAACTCTTTGAATGGGGATATAATAATCCTTAAGGGAGAGTACGACAAGGCGTCACATGAGGTAATAGACACAGGTGGTGGTGGAAATATTGACTACATATATGATTCAATTCTAGGAATCCCTGAGGCATCGGCTGTATTGTCATACTGGCCATTATCAGAGTGGCCTTTAAAATCAAAGGGATCATATTCCGTAATCGGATATCCTGATACTAAATATAAAACAGATTACAAAACTAAGGTAATTAACTGCTCATGCGACCTAAGTGATTACAAGCCAATTGAATTAAGAAAATACGTTGCATTGTTAAACGATGTTAACAGTTAATTGTTCATAACTTCCGGAAAATAAATCATCAAATATTTTTTTAATACAAATAAAATGATTATATTTACATATAATTAAAAACTAAAACAAATAATATGGCAATAACTTACAGAGAAATGACGGGTAACTTTTTAAGAACGAGATCAGATGCTGATTTCACAGTAATATTTTATAGAGTTAAACCGGGTTTAACTGCATACGTTAACAAGATAGTTAAGGACAGAGATTTAGCAGAAGATATTGCAATTAACACATTAACTAAATTATGGACTAAAATCGATCAATATAACCCAGATTATCAAATCACAACATGGTTATATCGTATCGCATTTAATGATGCATTAGGACATATTAATCAAAGAAAGAAGAAATCATCTCTAACATCTTTATCTGAATTTGGTGTTGAAGTAAATGAGGCTGGAGAAATCGGTAAAGATTTACAAGGTGCATTTGATGATTACGAACAAAAAACAGAACAAGATTTCATTGATGAAGATGAAGATTTAATGGAAAGATATGGAAGTGCTCTTAAGGCAATCGATTCATTAAAGGAAATGTATAAGGGTATCGTTGTTGATAGACTTATTAATAACATGAAATATGAGGATATCGCAGAGAAACATGATATCAGTTTACAAACGGTAAAGAATAGAATCCGTAGAGGTAAAGCAATCATTGCAGAAACAGTATCATAATGATTGTTGTTGTTTATAGAAAGTCTGAGAATGCCAGAAAGAAATACATGAAGGTATTCATTAACCATCAGACCCCTGACGTTATTATAAACGGAAGGGCTAGAAAGCCATTAATCCCAGATGGATATGTCATTGACGAGTTAGGTATGGGAGAATCATTTATACAGGTTTATAAAAAACAGCATAATATTAAAAATCATGAGACTATTAAATAAAATTGCATGGAAATCCCGTAAGATGAACATCGATATTAAATTACTAAATATACATCTGAATAGCGGAGGTCAAACGTGGGGCCTTGAAATGTTAGCAATCACCAATAAATATAGAACATACTCTTTGTTTGCATGGGAGTTTAGACTACCAAACCAAACAAGTGTACAATCATTTACAACAGATCATTTTGACATCTTATTCTTGCGAAATAAATTGTCAGATGTTTATCTTAGATTAGATGACAGATCATTATGGGGAGGACACATGTCAGTTATCTCTACACTCAAATTAAACATACTTAATAGAATGTTTAATTAGAATAGCAATACATCCTCTAATTTTCGTAGATATATAACAAATAATATAAATAAAACTAAAATTATGAAACATGTAATGATGTTTGAAAAGTATCTTAATTATAAAGACATTAAGAATACATCGCCTGATGACCAGGCAAAGGACGCCCTTAACATAATTAAAAAGATCCTTCCAACATTCGACGAAAAATGGATTGATAATATTGAAGACCAATCAAGCGATAAGGGAATTAAATTCCAGGTTGAATTGTCAGGCGGAGATACGATCCATATGTATAAGACTAGTAAGTGGATTTCAAATGAATCATCATGGGACTTCTTTATTAATAAGAAGAAAATTAAACCATCTGATTTGAGGAATTCCCTAGAATTAAAATATCTAAGTGATCTTGATGCATTTCTTAAATATGCATTCTCATACAATTTTGAATCAGAGTACATTAATAATGGCAAGCAACATAAAGCAGCCGTTGATAATAATACTAAGATACTACAATCGTTTAACGACCTGAATTCATCTGATAAAAAAGAAGCGATCAAGCAACTTAAATCAAAATTCGACGCAAACGATGTCGATTCCCTCTTTAAATAAATAAAACTAATTATGAAAAAAGTACAATTATTCGAGAACTATTTAAATGAAGCGATATCATTTAACGCAGACGTTCAAGAACCCTTTGAAATAAAGGACGAGAAAAAAGCACAGAAACAATTTAAGATCATCGCCGAACCTATTACTATGGTGTCAGTTGACGGAGACATCGCTGAGAGAATGGCAGATGTAACTATTTTCTTTAGCAACCGCGATTCTATCAGTAGAGTATGGGAGCAAACTCCAGTAAAGGCTAACACAAACAGTATAGTTATTTCACCAAGGGACTCATCAGACATTGATGTTACATTACATACTGATAAATATGTTGGTTCAACAGGTACTGTTGTAGGAGATCTTGGATTAATCTACAGAGATTGGAAATTAGGAAAAATAAATTAACACGATGAAACATACAAAACTATTTGAAGAATTTCTTAACGAAGGCTTAGAGTCTATCGTTCATGAAGCAAAGTCGGTTAATCCAAAACAAAGAGGAATTGGTAAATTCCTAGGATCAGTGGATAGCACTGACGTATATACTTATGATATATTCCCGAAAGTATTATCATCATCAGATGAATTTAAGGACATGACTTTGGATAATATAGAAGCAATACAATCAATGGTATATGACGCACGTGACAATATGCATGATACTGCGTTGAACGGTAAACCTGGCAAATTAATTAAGAAAAACATCAATAATCTTACTTTTTTAAAATCTAAGAAAGATGGATCATTTGATAAACCGTCATCTACTAGGAAGGATACTGGTAACTTCGACAGAATGGTAAAAAATTCAACGAAAGATCAACTACTCCGTGGTTTTAATTAAACAAATAAATTAATAATATGAAACATACAAAACTATTTGAAGAATTTCTTAACGAGAATACAAGTGGCGAGATCTTCAATCCAAAACGAGGGAAAACTGTCAAATTTGACCATACCAAGCATCCTGAATTATCAGGAGAATTCTTTGATTTGATTGCAACAGCTTACGCTGAAATAGGAGGTCATTCGAAGATCAAGACGCCCGCTGATGTATTCGGTGATAAGGATTGGAATTATTGGGAAGGTGTTGATTTACATGGAACCAAGGATTTCGATATGATTATGTTTGGTAAGAAAACAAAATACGGGATTAAATATTCAGGTGTTGGACATGATGGAACTAAGGATGCAAAACGTGCATACATTTCTACTAGAGGAAAGGAACTTAATAAACTAGGTTTTTATATTGAGGTTTCAGGGAAAATTGCTGAAATCTTACTAAATTCGTATGATGTACCTGTTATATCAGATGAAGATACTATAAATAAAGTATTAGGTAAGAACGTGACATTTATAGGAACTATTGATGGTAAGCCAGGGAATGGATGGTATTCTAGAAAACTAGGTGGAAGCAGCAAAGAAAAAATATTATTAGGACGACCTAAAATATAAATTAGTATTATGAAGATAGCATATTTACACGGACTCGAATCAAGTATTGATCAGAAGGATCCGAAGATCATATTCCTAAATGATAAATTCGATAAAGTATACACACCCCAGATTAACTATAGGGATGATAATACATTTGACAAATTAATCAAGGATATCAAATCCCTTAACCCTGATCTGATAGTAGGCTCATCAATGGGAGGGTATGTATCTTATCTAATTGGTAGTAAACTATCAATACCGACACTCTTATTTAACCCAGGTGTTGTTGGCAGATCCTTTGAGCCAGTTGTTGACGATTCCAATTTAAAAGGATCTAACCATACCGTACATCTAGGAAAAAATGATAATGTCATTAATGGTAAAAACGTAAAAACATTCTTCACGCATGAAGGTATTGGCAAGTTTTCATACCATCAATATGATGGAGGACACAGAGTACCTGCTGGCGTATTTATTAATGCGATAAAGAATGTCCTAAAAATGGACGAAGCGACTAAGCTGCAACGCTTTAAGATATTTGAAGAGTTTATTAACGATGCACTAAACTAACATTGTTAATAACTTTTTAAAAAATAATTAGCCATACATTAATTTGTATGGCTTTTTTTGTTTATATTTACATATAATTAAAAATATGAAATATAAAATACAACGTCACCCTTCGTTTAGGGACTTTGCATTGGTGAAATTACCAGGAGCTACATATATATGTCCCGGATGGATAAGAGTTGCCGAGGGAACATCAAGGGAGGACATAGAATTCGAAAGTGATATAATTATTGAAAAAAGACAAGTATCCTCAGATGTCATCTCTGAATCTCCAGTAAAGCATGAATTCCATGTAGCTTCGTCTAATGGAAGATCAGAATACATGGTCACTAGTATGAATGGTATATGGAATTGTGACTGCCCTGCTTCAACATATCGTAGAGGACATTGCAAACATATCAAAACCATCATCGAATCTTCTTGTTTATAATGAGTATAAATAAGCTTTTTTTGAAACTAAGTGCTCTAAAGTTTTCTTGATTCAAATAAAATGATTATATTTACATATAATTAAAAACTAAAACAAATAATATGAATTACTCAATAATACACAAAATTGCTAAAGAACGTTTCAATAAATTGCCTAACAAATTAACAGGCACTGAAAAATCGATAGTACTTAACATTTATTGGGATTTCTATTAATTTATTAACAATTTGAAACAAAAGAGGGGAATGCTAATATAACTTAAGTATTTAAGCCTCCGAGTAAGATACCATGAACTTTATAACTATTTAACATATGCGAATAAGAACAACTGAACAATACATTAAAATGGTAGGAGAAGATATTCAGTTTGATCAAACCAAGGATGGATATACTGGATCAATTAAGATCGATCCTAACAATTGTTTATTCGGGATTAATATTTCATACAGTAAATTTGCTAATGAAATAATAGATCAACCGGAAAAATGGGAAAGGATAGCAAACTTATATGGATTATACATAGAGACTGCAAATAACACAGAATTAATCCTACATGACAGATACCAATAATATGAAACATACGATAACCGTAATATCAGATACGCATACACAACATAAATTATTGGATCTTCCAGGTGGAGATACTTTAATATTTGCAGGTGATCTTATGAATAATGGTCATAGCGTTTACGAGGTACATGACTTCTTACGATGGTTTATGTCTCAGGATTATGACAACTTAATATTTATCGCAGGTAATCATGAAAAACGATTCGAAGATAATCCCGAGGATACTGCTGAGATCTTAAAAGAATATGAAGATCTAGTAACATACTTACAGGATAATTCATGTATAATATCAAATGAAGAAGGAGAAAGCTTTAATATATATGGAAGTCCATGGCAACCTGAATTTTACAACTGGGCATTCAATTTGCCTAAGGATGGTGCAGAACTGACTGCTAAGTGGGAAGCTATTCCAGACAACACAGATATTTTAGTGACACATGGCCCTCCATATGGTATATTAGATACAAGTGGACATCCATATAACGAAACGGGACTGGGATGTGCTATCTTACGCAAGAGAGTAGATTTAATCAAACCAAAAATCCATATATTTGGACACATACATGGTTCGTATGGACACGAGAAAATTAACGGTACTCATTTTATCAATGCAAGCGTATTGAATGAGCAATATAAACAAACAAATAAACCCATCACATTTGAATGGGACATTGAAAACAATAACATACATATCATATGATAGAAATTACAAAAGAAAACTTCGAAGAAATGTCAATACCTACAAACTTTGTTAATTCATTCGAAAGTAAGGATGAGTTTAGGAAATGGTGCGACGGAGGAACATACATTGATTTACAATATGCATTAGAATCGTTTAAAGAATATGACGAGATATATGAGTATTGCACGATAATTAAAGAGGTAATGGATAGTAAAGAAAGAATAGAGTTTGAACATGTCCTAGATACTGAATTAGTACTCTCGAACATAATGGAAATATATTAAACAAATCGATCTTTTAACATATAATAAACATGGCATACTATAATGGACCAAGGAGAAAGAAGAAGGTTGATCGATCAATAGTACGTCGTAGAACTACTTCTGAGGATTTTGAAAATACACTAAGCAAATTAAAAAAAGAAGATTTGCATGTTGACTTCAGAGATAAGATACGAACAATTGATGGTATACCACATAAACACAGGGAAGGTACATGGATCCCATTGACAAAGATATAATGATGAACAAAATTAGACAGAACGAAATACCTTTAAATTTATCAGAGGATGAATCTAGCAAGCCTACGACATCATGGAAATTAGTAAGGGAACGTGATGGATTAATAATGGAATCAAGTAGAATCAAGTGGATAGGATGGGACCATGAGAATATGTACACTGGAGATTTCAGTAAACCCAACATTGGACTTAGTTTACTGATGTCACCCTTCACTATGGAATTTACATGGCATACCACTAGGATTACAGAAATATTAGAAGAATCAAGTGGATATGTCAAATTCAAAACAATGAATAGTACATATGAGCTACGAACATGTTAATAACATAGCATTGTTCATAACTTTAATGAAAATAAATGCTCTAAAGTTTTCTTGATTCAAATAAAATGATTATATTTACATATAACAAATAATTAAAAAACAAACAATATATGAATACAGAAATCGGAGATTTAAGAATTGAATTAAGTGTAGATACTATTTTAATCAGAGAAGTAAAAACTGGAAGATTAATGAAAGCAAAAACAGTTAGAGCATCTGAAGCAGTTGACGAATATCATGCATTAGTAAAAAAACTAAAAGCTATACATATTGAAAGAGTTGCAAAGGAACGTGCACAACGTTCATAACTATTAAAAACAAACGAAATGATTAAGACACAGCAAAACATATATGATTCAAGCACTGTAGTATCGTCGGTATATGACTTTAAAACAGAAGAATTAATAGTTGCATTCAAATTCGGGGAGTATTCATACAAGGATGTATCTCTTGAAGATTATGATTTATTTGCGGATGCTGATTCCCAAGGAACCGGACTTAACAAATACATTAAAGGAAAATATAAATACGAGAAGATCGAAGAAACTAAATAAACACATTATGATAGAAATAACAAAAACTAAAAAATTAAATAGTACAACAAAGGTAACAGGGACAATCGTACAAATGTCAGACGGAGAATGGTATTGTGTTACATTATTCAGACCTGCTAGGAATCCATGGTTCCTTAGAGGTTCTAAGTCTACGACAACAGGCAGAGTATCAGATGTGGATATATTCTTAAAGAAATATATTAATCAACCAGATATTCAGGAAGGAATTGATATGTTATTAGGGGTATTGAATGGAGAAACGCCAATACTTGATAAAATGGCCTTTTAAACAATGGTTAAACCTATGACCGTTAAACCTATGACGGATGATTAGAAAGAGTAATAATTTGAACGCTGGATTAACTTCCCGGCTGATATGTGTTATTTAGTTTACAAGTTGGCTTGTATGATTATGAATAAAGGTAGAATATAAATTGTAGTATCTCAAGATTGTAGGTATATTTTAGAAGGGTGTTAAAGGAGATAACATACACCATACTGCATATTAAATCTACCAAGTGTACCAACTGTATTGTAATATGTTGGATAACGGATTGAGGAGAACTCCAATATTATCTTAGAAAACACTTAGGAGTTTACAGCAAGAGATGAAGAAATGGTGAGATAATCATTGAAAGAGTTAAATCATTTATCTCGTGACCATTTATAGTAGTGGTAATGGACCTTAATTTTGCCTACTACGGAGCTATTATATATATGGTGCTAATATTAAATACTTACAATTCAACAAGGCATTCAAACTTTTCATAGGGTTCAAAAAGACCTTGGATTAATAATCAATTGCAAACTAAATAAAATATTATGGAAACTAGACAAACATGTAACCCTTAACCATGATTAATTAAAAAACAAATACACTTGTTTATAATCATTATAAATAAGCTTTTAATTGAAACTAAGTGCTCTAAAGTTTTCTTGATTCAAATAAAATGATTATATTTACATATAACAAATAATTAAAGAATATGATCAGAGAAAAACAACCAACAAACGGACCAATTATTATTGATCTTACAGGACCTCAAGGAAACGCATTCGCTTTAATGGGAACAGCAAAGAACCTAGGAAAACAATTAGAAATGACTACAGAACAAATAGATGGACTAATATCGGATATGATGTCAGACGATTATGAAAACCTATTAAATGTATTTGATAAGGCATTTGGTGCTTTCGTAATATTAGAACGATAATATGAAAGGAAGTAAAAACATAAAAAACATAAAAAACGAAATATAATGAATTTATTTGAAATAGGATCAATTTTAGGTGCAATTACAGCACCGACCTTCTTAATACTTACGTTGAAAAGGAGATGGCTATATGATGAATTTCTAGAGGATTTATTTAAATGGTGGGACGGAAACATAAAAGGCTATAATAATGTAGATGTAATATTGGGAGGAGCCTTGTTATTTTTTGTTACATTATTTATATTTTTATTAACATTAATCGCGTGGCCATTTGTAATACCTATTGCAATATTAGCATATATCGTTAATATGATTAGAAACAAGCGAGTTGCTAAAATGAAAAAACAAGCACTTAAAGATGCGTATTATGGTACTAAAAATAAATAATAATGATTACATACAATAAAGACGAAGAAGGTAGAAGGAACGTAAAGGTAAACTTAATACCTAGAGTAAACTTCACACTGCTATTACAACTAGTGGCAGTATTAACTTCATGGGCACTTCATGAAAGTGTTATTAGAAGTTTTGTAGCCTTTCTATCCGGAGGACTTTACCTAATTGCTTGGATACTCTTTGGAGACTCAGCAACAAAAGAAGGAATGGACTACATTATAGAATATTACAGAACAAGCTTCAACTAACATAGAATAACAAACCATAATAAACAACAATCATCATGTCACACAAATTAATATCAATAGGATTAATCGAAACAACAACCGATAGCCAAATGAACAATGGTACCAGAGAATTCATGGATCCGAATACAAATGCATTATATTCTAGTTATTCTAGTGGATATATTCGCAGAAAGCCAATCAGGAGTGGATCATATCAATTAAACAAAAAAATATCAATCGAGCAATCTCCAAATGGGATAAGATATCAGCGTATCATGGAATTTAATCCAGATAATAGAATTGATATAATTGCACATGCTGTTGTGAATTATCGAGCATTTTTAAATAGGTAAATGAATTGCCTGTTAATAATAGCACATCCTAATCCGTTGTCATTTGAAAATAATAAATTATTGAAGACGATTGGTATGTCATACAAGAGGGAAGGGCATAACATTAATGTCATCGATCTATATAAGGATGGGTATAATCCTTCAATGTTTGTCGGGGATCTTTCTAAAATAAACAACAATGCATTTTCAAAATCATACAGACATCAGATCAAGACATCAGATCACATATGGATAATTTCCCCGACGAGGTGGCTAACATTATCCCCCCTTATTGAGGGGTTTATTGACCAGGTTTTTATTAATGGATTTGCGTTTAGTGGAGGTAAGGGACTCCTCACCGACAAAAAAATAGGTGTAGTAATAACATCAACAGCAAATAGATCATTGATGTGGAGATCCCTTGACATTCTTAGGATACGCTTAAGATTCATGGTGTTTCCACAAATATTCAAATTCAAGAATATCAAAATACACCAAATATGGGATGTTAATCGTTTAAGTAACCTTGAACAAATGAAGGAACTTCTTAAAATAAAGAAAACAATATATCGTTATTTATAATCATTATAAATAAGAACTTTAATGAAAATAAGTGCTCTAAAGTTTTCTTGATTCAAATAAAATGATTATATTTACATATAACTAATAATTAAAGAATATGAAAACAGACTTCCAATTAATACGCGAATTTGTAGATCAATCAAACTCAACAAATTCAAATACAGACAAACTTAATGTTCTGAGAACGTATACTAAACATGATGTTGTTGCTATGGCATTACATTATACATATAATACATTTAAACAATATGGCGTAACATCGAAGAACTGTAAAAAGAATCATAAATTGTTAGGATATGCTAATACATACGGAAACTTCTTCGGTTTATTAGACGATTTGGCCAATAGAGTAATGACTGGACATAATGCGATTGCAAATATCAATAGATTTGTCCAGGAGAATAAGGAATTTGAAGATATCATTTGGAATATTTTAGATAGAAATCTTAAAACAAGATCAACAACATCAATGATTAATAAGGTGATGCCTGGTTTAATTCCAACATTTGACGTTGCATTGGCAGAGTCGTACGATGAGAAGATGGCAAAGAAAGTTGATTGGAATGATGGCTGGTATTTGTCAAGAAAATTAGATGGTGTAAGATGTATATGTATAATTGATGAAAACGGGAATCCTGATTTTTTCAGTAGAGCAGGTAAGGACTTTTTAACATTAGACACATTGAAGCCTTCAATTAAAAAGTTAGGATTATCCAATATGATTTTAGATGGTGAGATTTGTATGACTGATGCTGATGGAAATGAAGATTTTCAAGGAATCATTAAAGAGATCAAACGAAAGAATCATACAATTGAAACTCCTAAATTCTTCGTATTTGATATGTTAACTATGAAAGAATTTACAGATAAAGAGTCCGATACATTATTTTTAGAAAGAATAACAAAGGCTGATAATGCTATTGTAGAAGATGAATTTATTCAAGTGCTTCCACAGATATTAGCAAATGATGATAATTTAGCAACATTTATGGAAACAGTTAAAGAAGAAGGTTGGGAAGGTTTAATGCTCCGTAAGAATACAACATATAAAGGAAAGCGAAGTAAAGATGTTCTTAAAG